CGGGAGCTGGCAGAAATCGCCACAATGTAAAGCACAAGATATACGTCAGTCACTTTCGCATCACGCGAAACAAAAATGACAGAACTATGAAATGTGCATTTTTGAACGGGTTCAGCGCCGCAAACCCGTCTCAAAAAGTCGCCGTTCATAGCTCACACCAAAAAGGCTATTTTCAGAGAAACAAAAAATGGGAGGAGAATCATGAGCAAAGACATGCAGATCAAGGTAGAACCGGTCCAGGCACCGACAGTGAAATGGAATTACGAGGATGTCAAAGAAGCTGTCCAGGCGGTAGCAAAACGCTATGCAGGGATGATCTACACTGACGACGATATCAAGGTAGCGAAGGCAGACCGCGCGGAGCTGCGCAGCCTCAAGAAGGCTCTGAATGACGAACGCATCCGTCAGGAGCGCGAATTCATGAAGCCGTTCAAGGTGTTCAAGGAGCAGGTGAAAGAACTGACTGACCTGATCGATGAGCCAGTCAAGGCCATCGACACCCAGGTCAAAGACTACGAGGAAAAGAAGCGCGAGGAGAAGATCGCAGAGATCAAAAGGCTTCAGGAAGAGGCAGGACTGAAAGAATTCGAGGACATGGTGCTGAAGAATGAGTACATGAACTCCAGCTACTCTTTGAAGCGCGTGAAGGCGGATCTGGAAGCGACGGCTGCAAAGGTCAAGGCAGAGAAGGCCTTGATCGAGCAGCAGCTGGAAGGCGTCTATCAGAAAGTGGCGCTTACGGTCTACAATCAGACTCTCGATCTCACGCAGGCCTTCACGGAAGCAAAGAAAGTGCAGGAGCTCGATGAGTTGGCAGAGAAAATGCGCAAGAAGGCGGAAGAGGAAGAGAAGGCGGAGCAGATCACTGTCGAAGAGGTCCAGGCACCTGAAGCGGTGAATCTGGTGGAAGAAAGCCCGGTAGAAGAGGAACTGATCGCGGCTACGCCTCTCGATGAGGTGCTGGTGAGCACACCTCTCGATGACGTCGGTGATGACGATCTGCCGGACATCTTCAAGGAAGCCTTTGAGATGCCGACGGATTGCTACACGATCAAACTGCATATCAACGCCGGCCAGCTGGCGATCCTGCAGGAATGGCTCAGAAGGAATCACTATGAATTTGAACTCGAAAGATAGTCTCAGGGCAATATCTTACCCAGAGGAAATTTTGCAGCATTTGAGCGAAAAAAAGTTTGGAAAAAACAAAATTCGCTCTTGCGGATCGGCTCAAACCTCGGTCTACTTAAGTATAAGGAAAAACACCATATGTGCCGGGACCGGGGCGCCCGGCACAGAAGAGGAGCCCCAGGATAGGAGTAAAGAGATGAAGAGAAGACAGATGATCGAAAGACGGATCGCGAGTGCGGAAAGGCGGATGGACAAAGCAAAAGAAGAAAGGGAGATCGGCGCATATTTCGCAGCGGCGCTGCTGTGGGTGAAGGCTTGTGACGATGAGTACTACATTCGCAAGCCTGCGAAAGAGTGGGTCAACCGGCTGCAGGCGACCATCTCGTGCATCGACGCGATGCTGGAGGACGAGAAAAACCCTGCGACAGCCAGCGTGCTGAACGCGGCCTGGCGGGAAGCGACAGAGGACCTTCTCGCAACGATCGTGACGGAAGGAGGTGCGGCATGAAAGCAATAATGGTCTTTGAAATGCCGACGAGTTGCAGAGAGTGCCCCGCGTACATGCAGCTGGGATGCCGGCTGTCTGGGAAGCCGTTTTCTGGCAGCATGCGGCAGCAGATCGCGTCCGGAGCACCCGGAAAGCCGGGCTGGTGTCAGCTGCGTCCGGCTCCGGAACTGCGTCTGGTCTGGAGGGACGATGATGCATACGGATACGGCTGGAATGATGCTCTGAGAAAGGCGGGACTCAATGAATAAGCTGAAGCGGGTACGGACAAGAGCGGACTGCAAGCACTGCGAACTTTGCGGAAGCGACAGCTTCGTAGTCGACAGCCGCTGCAGAGAAGGAAGAGTGTACAGAAGGCGGGTCTGCCAGACCTGCGGGCACCGGTGGAGCACGCTCGAAATGAAGGCTGATAAAGGAGAAAAGCAATGATAATTCTGGAAATCGACATGAAAGAGAAACCGACAGAAGAAGAAATGAAAGGACTGACCGAGCTGCTGCTGCTGGCGCTGTTCGAAAAGGTCAGAGAAGGAGGATGGGCATATGTATCACAGAGAAGATAATCTGCTTTGGGGCTGGATCACGATCTGCATCACGGTCCTGATCCTGAAAGCTCTGGGCATGCTGCCGATCTCGTGGGCGGTAGCTACAGCACCCGTCTGGGCGCCGTACGTAGCCCTGGGAGCACTCTTCACGGCAGCAGTGATCAAAGAAATGGTAGAAAAAAGAAAGACTGCCGAAAGCACCGGCAGCCAATCCGTAATTGATCCAAGTGACGATTTATGTCACGAAAACATTATATCACAGGTAGATACAGAAAGGAAGACGAAAGATGCTGCAGGGGAATCCGAAATCTTCAGGAAGGAATGCTGAAGGGTATCCGGACCCGACGGCATACGAGGCTATAGAAGGGGGAGATATGAAAATACGACCAGAGGCGGGCGGTGAGTACGCCCTGGATAAGCATGAGTTCTACATGGCTCTGCATTATGCCCAGTGCTACAGTTCCTGGGTCACGGCACGGTCGGTGCTCATGAGCACGAAGACCGTTGATCCTTCCTCAGGCGGGGTGAGAGCATCTCTGCCGGGAAAACCGACCGAGAGCACAGCGATCAAGATCGCAGAGCTTGACGGGCACATCAAACTGATCGAAGACACCGTCAGAGAGGCTGGGGAGGACATAGCGCCCTGGCTGCTGGTGGGGGTGACGGGTGAGTACGTCACTTATAACGCGCTCGCGCAGGGCTTTGGAGCACGGGGTGAAGCCATTACGCCGATCCCGTGCGGAAAGAATTACTACTACGTGCGCCGCAGGAAATTCTACTTTCTGCTGGCAAAAAAGCTTCTCGGGGAGGTGACGGCATGAAGATCAGGATCTGCGGGATACCGCACAAAATCACTTTTCACGACGACATCTTCGATACCGACATGCATCTGGGCCAGATTGACTATAAGACAGCAGAAATCAAGCTTTCAAAGGGCATGTCTCGGGAAGTCACTGCAGAGACGCTCTGTCACGAGATCACTCACAGCATGCTGGTGAGGATCGGACGGGACGATCTCTCTCAGGACGAGACGTTCGTGACCGCACTGTCAAACGCAATCTATCAGTCTTTCGATCCGCGCATCGAGAAAGATGAGTAATCGCGGGATATGAGGGACTCAGGGGACGCGAAAGCGTGGTAATATGGTACTGTGCAAAGATGGAAAAAGCACACCGGCATTCTTCTTTTCATTATATTCTCCTTTCTGAGGGAGGCGCCATCACGGCGCCTCTTTTGGTTTTTGCTTATCTGAAGAGAATCACAGGAAGGTGTCTACGTGATGAAGAATGTAGACATGTGCGGTTCGATCTTACTTGAGGATACAGACGCATCTTCAAGAGAGGGGCACTTCTTATCTGAAGAGAAAGCTTGAAAATGCAGGAAGTTGAATTTGACTTTACTCAAATCCACCTTCTTGAAGAAGTGGGGTCTACATTCGCGCGAATGTAGACATGTGCGATTCATTCCTATCTGAAGATGCGGAAAGGAAAGATGCTTCTTCAAGAGAGAGGCGCGTTCTGGAGAGGATGCAGATGGCAGATAGCAGAAGTTTGCTGGCGGCAAAAAACGCGAAGAACGATGAGTTCTACACTCAGTATCAGGACATAGAAGCAGAGATGAGCGCCTATGTTGGGTTCAACAAGGGGGTGTTCAGAGACAAGACGATTCTCTGCCCATGTGATGATCCGGAGTGGAGCAATTTTACAAAGTACTTTTTAACAAACTTCCGTAGATTTGGATTGAAGAAACTGATTTGCACTTCGTACGCAAAAGGGGCATGGAGTAAGCATGAGGAGCATGGAAAGCTGTTCACGCTGACAAGGGACGCAGACGGCTCTGGGAACGTCGATATGGATGACGTCGAATTCATTGGTTATCTTGAGGGGGATGGAGACTTTCGATCCGAAGAAGTAACAGCGCTCAGAGACGAAGCAGACATAATCATAACAAATCCGCCTTTCTCGCTATTTCGCCCCTTCTTGGCATGGATCATGGAGGCGAATAAGCAGTTCATCATCATTGGAAATCAGAACGCGGTAACATACAAAGAGGTCTTCCCTCTGCTGAAGGATAATAAAATGTGGTATGGATACTCCATACACTCAGGCGACCGGAAGTTCAATGTGCCTGATGAATATCCATTAGAAGCGGCAGGCTGTGGCGTTGATATTGATGGCAAGAAGTACATAAGAGTGAAAGGTGTCAGGTGGTTCACAAATATCGACCACGGCGGAAGACACGAGCGGCTTCAGCTCATGACCATGAGAGAGAATCTGAAGTTCAACAAGAAGCTCAGAAAGAAGTTTGAGAACGAATACGGGAAACTCGAATATCCGCACTACGATAATTATGATGCGATAGAGGTGCCTTTCACAGACGCGATCCCATCTGACTACAAGCCGTGCTGGTTCGACTGCGACAAGGCTCAGAGTTGCCAGTATGCTATGACCAAAGGTAATGGTGAAGCCCTGTGTGAGCAGAATTGCAATGGAGTGATGGGCGTCCCGATCACATACCTCGACAAGCACAACAGTGATCAGTACAGAATCGTCGGACTCGACCGATACACCGTCCCGAAAGAGGACCTTATCGGCGGAAGAGTCGGTATCAACGGAAGACCATGCTACGCCAGAGTTCTCATCCAGAAGTGTAATGGTGTCATGGGTGTGCCGATAACATACCTTGACAAGCATGATTATTTGCAGTTCGAAATCATAGGCTGCAGCGATAATGGTGCTGTAGGAGAGGAATACAAACTTCTGCACTTCAAGAGACATAACGAACCGTATGTGAATGGTAATAAGGCATATAAAAGATTGTTTATCCGTGCCAAAGGAGGAACCGCATGAAAACGACACTTCACACCGACTGGACTGTAGAAGACATCTGAAGACCGGTAAAAGTAAGGAGGATGACATGGCAGACAAGACGGGCAGCGGGAACTTGATCCAGGGCGGATACAAATTCACAAGGGAAAGAACAGCGCGCGAACGCATAGAAGATTGGGGGGGAGAGGATGTAGTAATCTTCGAAAACCCTTCTTACGACGAAGCCTTTCTTGGCGTCAGTGACGACAACAGGGCCGTGTACAGCTACGACCGTATGGTCGAATGTCTGGTAAAAGAAGATGGTATGGACTACGAGGAAGCTGCAGACTTTGTGAGCTACAATTCGATCCGGGCATGTCAATACACGGAAGGCGCGCCGATCGTCCTGTATGAGATGGAGTAAAATCCTCTTTGCGAGGGTTCACGGAGAAGGGTTAAATCTTCCCTGCGAGGAGGAGTCTTACAGAAAAGAGAATGCAATCCTCCTTGGGACAAACGGGCTTCTCAGGGAGAAGGATGCAATCTCTCTGAGACGAGAGGAGAGGAAAATGAGTAAATTACAAATTGAGTACATTCCAAAAGAGCAACTGAAAGCGTACGCGAATAATGCAAAAAGTCATACAGCTGAGCAAATCGAACAGATCAAACGGAGCATCCGAGAGTTCGGATTCAATGACCCTATAGCCGTATGGCACGATGATGAGATCATCGAAGGTCATGGAAGACTGATGGCGGTCATGGATATGGACGACATCGAAACTGTTCCGGTGATCAAGCTAGACAACCTGAGCGACGAAGAGCGCAAAGCGTATGCGCTGGTTCATAACAAGTTGACGATGAACACGGGGTTTGACGCGGAGCTGCTGGACGTAGAAATTGAATCGATCGACATCGACATGGAGCAATTCGGATTTGTTGATATTTCTGTTGATTGGGACAATGTTCCTGATTTGAGCGAAGGTACGTACGAAGAACCTAATCATAATATGCTCGAATGTCCTGCATGTCACCACGTAGACAGAGACATTCACTTTAAGAAAGTATGAAGATATTTTTGAGTGGACTAGAAGCAAGCGGTGAATTCGCTGATATAAACAAATCCTTCGATAGGTACAATTGGATGCTCTGTTCCTTCTATTATCTGAAGCAAGACATCTTCGAAGAGATAAAAAGAAAGTCGCAGCTCGTTCTTATTGATTCGGGTGCTCACAGCTTTCAAAAAGGGAAAGCCGTTGACTGGGTAGAATACACCAAAAGATACGCTGAATGGATAAAAAAGAATGACTCCGACAAAATGCTGGGATACTTCGAGATGGACGTCGACAATATACTCGGGTACGACAAGGTGCTTGAGCTTCGGAAAATTCTAGAAAACGCGTCAGACAAAATCATCCCTGTTTGGCACAAGAACAGAGGCATAGACGAGTACAAAAAAATGTGCAGGGACTATGCCGGGAAGATCATAGCGATTACGGGCTTTAAGAACGAGGACATCAAAGATAGTCAATATCTGATGTTTGTGAAATATGCTAAATCGCATAATTGTAAGGTGCACTGTTTGGGCATGACGAGAAAAAAGGTTCTGGACAAGGTGCCGTTCGATTATGCGGACAGTAGCTCTTGGAAGCAGCAAGCAATATACGGAAGAGTTGGAGATAGAAAAGTAAGCAAAGAGTTCTCCAGACAAAAGAGATGGGCTGTTATGGCAGCGTCGCTGAGAAACGCTATGGAAATGCAGGAGCATTATCATCAAAAGTGGCGCAAAGTCTGCAAAGACTAATGTTGTTAACCAAAACCAACAATAAAAAAATTAAGGAGTTAAAAGAACATGAACAATTTGTTATTGGTATGTGCAATCGTTTTAGTTTTTTCGCTTTTATTGATCGCAAAGAAGCTATTCGGCAAAAGCGGCGTTATCGGTTTCATGGGGCTTGCCACCATCGCGGCAAACATCATGGTATGCAAAAGCGTAACGCTTTTAGGGCTTTCTGCAACCTTAGGGAACGTTATGTTTGCGAGTAACTTCCTGGCGACAGACATTTTAACGGAATGTTACGGAGTTGGAAGCGCAAAGAAAGGTGTGCGCTTTGCGATATTCTCTATAATCAGTTTTTGTGTGTGCACGCAGATCATGCTGGCGTTTACTCCGAGTGAAATTGACGTCGCTCAGGAGAGCATGCAGGCGCTATTTAGCCTTGCTCCGAGGATTACGCTCGCCAGTGTCGCCATGTTTGCGCTGGCTAATATGGTGGACGTAAAGCTGTATGAACATCTGCGGAAAAAGACTGATGGCGAGCTTATGTGGCTAAGGAATAACTTGTCTACCATCGTTTGTAACGGAATGGAGAATTTTGCGTTTTACTTTATAGCCTTTGCTGGCATATTTGACACAAAAGCGCTGATCTCTATGGGTGTAACTGCGACCGTAATTGAGATCGCAATAGCATTGTGCGATACGCCCTTCTTATACGTAGCAACAAAAGAGGAAAGAAGCAACAAACAAAGAGATCTTCGAGGAGCTTGATATATCTGAAAAAGACTTTGCGGACAGATAGACACTATCACGGGGAGGGGATCATGAACAAGACGGGCAACGGGAATCTGATTCCCGCAGGATACAAATTCACAAGAGAAGACCAGCGCGCAGGAGGCAGGGCATCTGCAGAAGCGCGGAAGCGGCGCAGAGATATCAGAAGAGCACTAGAGGACCTTCTTGAGAAAGAATACACCGTAAAGAACGGTCAAAAGCTGTCCGGCGCGGAAGCTATCGCAGTCAAGCAGATGGAAAAAGCGCTGAAAGGCGATACCAAAGCTTTCGCGGTCGTAAGGGACACTGCTGGGCAGGCGCCGGTCCAGAAGATCGAGACGACTGTCATAGATGATGAGGCGCGCAAAGAGATCGAGGATTTCTTGAATGAGAAGCCGAAAAAGAAAAATTCTCGAAAAGCTAAAAAGTAATCCAGTGATCTTCGCCAGGCACCTAGGGTTTGATCTTCTGACCGACCTTCACAACGACTGGATCAAGATGATGGTTTTCGGGACGGAAGATGAGACGCTGCAGGCACACCGCGGTTCATACAAGACGACTTGCGTATCTGTAGCCCTGACGCTGCTGATCATCCTGAGACCGAACATTCGGACGGCATTCATAAGGAAGACCGACACGGATGTCAAGGAGATCATCGCACAGGTTACGAAGATGCTGGAGACGCCGTTCGTTCGCGGCATTGTTGAAGAAATCTGGGGCATTCCCCTGGTCCTGACGGTGGCAAACGCGACGGAGATCAGCACCAATCTAACCAACGACCCGCGAGGCATCTCGCAGCTGGTGGGCATGGGTCTGGGCGGAAGCATCACAGGAAAGCACTTCGACAGGATCTTCACGGACGACATCGTCAATTTGAAGGACCGTAAGTCTCGAGCAGAGAGGGAAGAGACAAAACTCCGGTATCAGGAGCTTATCAACATCAAGAACCGGGACGGGCGGATATTCAATACCGGCACGCCCTGGCACAAGGAAGACGCCTTCACGCTAATGCCGAACCCGCAGCGGTTCGACTGCTAC